TAAAAACCGTCCACGGGGAGGCGACCGAAGCCGCCTCCCCGTTTCAGGCCGTGAGGAGGACTAGCGCAACTGGACCGCTTTGATCCAGTCAACTTCCAAGGAAGGTGATCCGGCACTGACGACTGACACTTTCAGCATCACCGCCGTCAAAGCTGACGCCGTGAGGTCGCTCAGCTTCTTTGAGGCCACCTTGACCCCGTCGGCGTAACCCGTGATCTCGGTGTTATCACCGGCACCGCGAATTCGGAAACCCAACTTGATGTAGGTTCCAGCGGTGATTGCCTGCGTGGCAATAGTCTCGGTCGAATCCGCGGTGGATTCATGCTTGAGAACAGCACTGTCAGCAGCAATCTCAAAGCTCAGACGATCCGAGTTGTCAGCATCTTCCAGGCCGCAACGGAGAACCGCAGCCGTCACGATCTTGATGCGGGCCTCGAAAGTGAAGTCCTTGTTGTCAGCGAGCTTGAACGCAATCGCGCTGTTTGCCGCGTCTGCGGTAGTGTCGAAGAGAACGGAGCCACCGATATCCGTTCCATCAACGGGAGCGCCAACCATATTGAGTGACGACACTCCAACAAAGTCCTCGAAAACCTCAATCTGCTTCTTCGGAGAAGCAAGGGGATCAACGTCAAACCAGACACCATCACTGGGTCCGACATCTCCATTGTCTCCGCGATATTGAACTTCAACAGCCATGTTGAGTTCTCCTTTCTTTCAATTAAGCGGCACCGTCGGTGCTGAGCTTAGCCAGACGACGACGGTCAACGCAGAGAGAGTTCCAAGACAAGTCAACATGCACCTGATACACATTGTGCTGACCAGCCACGCGAAGCGGCCCGTCTTCTCGGAGATGTTCACCCTTCAGGAAGAACACCGAGAAGACACCCCAGTTGACGAGGTAAATAGGCTTGTTGGTTTCAGCATCCAACTTGGGGATGTAGACCAACGGGTTGCGGCGGAACGAGATGTTCCCGTCCATGGACGCGAGGTCCCGGCCGAGGTTCTCGTTCTGGGCTTCACCGATATCTTCGAGAGCGGAAATGCTCTCTTCATTCATATAGATTCGGTAGTTCTGACCCTTGGAGGTCCGGTAGTCAGGAATGTCCACAGGCGATTTGAAGTCCGTCAGGCGGTGAGCCTTGCGGAGTTTCTTCACTAAATCTGATTTAGTAAAATTTGTGAACTTGTCGGTATAATTGCTCCAACGAGGATAATCGCTGGCGCTCAAATTACCTGGACCCGACGCAAACTGGGCGTGGTTTCCGCCATTGAATCCCTGGGTTGTTGCACCCTGGATCCAGTAGCGAATACCGAACGGCGTCACGTTGTCGCCGCCGTGGTCGTCCCAGAACGTGTCTTCGAGCAGCTTGGCGAGGCTGATCATGGCGTCCGCACGGCGAACCTTGACCAGTTCCACAATCTGCTCTGGACCTTCGTTCATCGCGCGTTCGCGACGATCAAAGGCATAGTTCGTCGTGGTATGCCGGAAGGGCACATCCAAGACCTGCATGACATCACCGACATTGACATCATCGCTATTATATAATCCGACGTGCTTTGCAGCACCGGACTGGTCAACCATCACGTTCCGCTGGAGACCTTCTCCGGTCGAGAACTTGACCTTGCTGGACTTAAGCATCTTCGAGAGGACTTCATATTCCTGAAGATCGGTGGCAATCTCTGTCCACCGCATCTTCCCCAATTCCTTTTGGGTGGTTTTTACGAGGTCCAGGATCTGGTCATGGCTAAGGGCCATATCTTATATCTCCTGTTCCAGGCGGCTAAAAATCAGCCATCTTGTCCGCGAGCGCAGCGACTGCTGATTCCTCCGGCGTAAAGTTAGAAGCGCTTTCACGCTGAGTCGGCCGGTGGGACAACGTCCTTTGCTTGCGAATGTTTGACCGGATCTTAGTCCGCTCCATTTTTGTCATCATCTCACCATGCAGGGCATGGAGAGAACGGTTCCATGTCGTATCCTCGTTTTCTGTCGGATACTTCTCTGAGATGGTATTGAACAAGTCAACCACCTCCTTACGGGCCTTCATCTCGGGGCCGCTTGGATCCAAGTCATCAAGCGAACCTGCCCCGAAAACTTCCGCCAGTTCATCCGGTATAGACGCGAATCTCGCGTCAACGCGGGAAATAAAGGCACGCTGCTGCTCGTCGTCCAGATGGTTGAGCACCTGGGAATGGGCCGCACGCACCGACTCCATCTCGCCGGCCAGATGTTTGGCCAACGAGGAAAACTCGTTGATGATGTCGTCGTCGTAAAGCTCTGAGTCCAACTGGACCTGATAAGGAGCCTGCTCCTCCTGAACTGCTGGCGTATCGTCGCCACTCTGTTGTTCACGCCGAGACACATACTGCTCAATGGCCTCGGGTGAAGCGAACAGATCAAGGTCCTCACTGCTCAGTCCGACCTCGCCGGCTCGGGCAGTCAGCTCAGAAGAAATACCCACCTGTTGCCCAGCCGACTCGTGGTCGGCCTCACCAGCAGGCTCCTCGGGTTCCTCCTCGGAGATATCCCCAGGCTCTTCGTCGGGGATGTCCTCGAGATCCTCTTCGTTTTCCGTAGAATGCTCTGGGTCAACAATGTCGAATTGATCAGCCGGATCAGTCGCGTCCTCGTCCGTCTTGTCATCGGGAAAGAAATCCGCGCCTACCTCGTCGGTCTGCATCTTTTCCGTTTCTGGCTGTTCCACTTTTTCTTCTTCGGGCATTTCTATTTCCTTTTTTGTGGGTCTGAGTACCCACCATTTCGGTCGTAGAAGCCATGCGCCTCACAGTGCTTCTTACGTTGTGTGGCAGACTCGTAGACTGCCTCGCCTGTTTTCTCGTACTGAATAGGGACACCCAGCCGCTCGTCGGCAGCCCTGGCCTCTTTGACCTGAGACGGGTGGACCCCCATGGCATCTGACTTTTTGGGGTATGTACTCGAGACCCCCGGCAGCATCCCCTGGAAAGTCCGCTGGGCCGTCGTGCCGTCCTCGAGGCGGATCCACCCATCCTTATCTTGGAGCTTTCGCATCGCCTTGACCGACATGAACAGCTCAATCAATTCGCCGTTCGGCTTGACGTAGACATAGGTGGGCATCAGAGCATCTCCCTCGCAGCACCGGCTCGCTCGGCGGGCTGTGACTGGCCACCCATCAGTGTGTTCATCAGAACCTGTTCAGCGCCACTCTTGCTGGCACCTGGCTGATTGATGCGGACGTTCTCAGTTCGCGTCACCGAGGACTGCCCGGCCGGCGAGTTGCCGCCCCGCTCCTCGTGAACCGGCTCACCGGAAGGCTCGCCCGAGGCATCCACAACGATCTCCTCAAGCTCCGGCAGGTTCATGTACTTGGACTTGATCCGCATGTACGCACCAAAGTCAATCCGCTTACCCTGCTCCTGGATCATCTGCATGCCGGGCAACAGAACCTGCATCATCAACGCATCAATGGCCGCTATGCGTGCGGCCGGCGGATGGTGCTGCATGGAGTACGGTTCAATGTCCAGGTTGTAGTCAAAGAAATCTCCCTCGCGAAGATCCTCTGGCATGTATTCCTGATCAGGGTTCGGCCACCGGATCTCGTCACCGACCTGCTCGCCGTTCATCTCCTTCGAGATGGGCATGTCAATCATGGGTGAGTACCACATGATGGCGGCAAGGTCCCTGATCACCCCGCGTGCAAACCCGACAGTCCGCTCCTGCATGTCGGCCACCCGCTGGTGACTGCTCTCGCTCAGCAGTTGCTCCTGGCCGAGCGTCGGGGCCTCTGATCGCAGGCCGGCCAGCGTGTCCAGGTTTCCAGCCATCTCTGAAAAGAAGCTCTTGGACTGGATCGCAAACGCGAGGTTGCTCTGGTCTAGAGTTGAATACTTGTGGACCGTGATCGCGGCCGGGTTGTCGGTGCGGATGGCCTCTCCATCACTCGACTCGACCACGCGACGGGCATCCTCTTCGGAGCCACCGGGGTAGGTGAACACATCCTTCTGCCGCTGGGACTGACGGGACAGCTTGCGGTACAGGCTGTTCACCAGCTCGTGCAGGTCCATCAATAGGGCAACCATGGGCAGACCCATCACGTTGCCGGGGACCTCGGCAAAGCTCAGGCGGTGATAGGGTCCTGCCTCGGGACCTTCCCAGTCCCTGATGCTCAACGGCTTTCCAGCCACGGTCCCAATCATGCCGGCGGCCGGGACAACCATTATCTGGTTCTCGCGTGGCAGCCAAATCTCCCAGAGATCCACAAAGTCGTCATACTCGTCCACCGAGTTGCTGCCGCCCTGTGAAATTGAATCAGCTGTGGCGTCACCACCCTCGTTCGTATGGCTCTTATTGCTGACCTTCAGCTCTTTGCGGACCTTGCTGTCCCACTCCTTGTTCTCCTGAGCTTCTTCCAGAGGGACACGGAACTGGTTGCCAGCAAAGGAGATCTGGTCCCAGCGGGTGACCGACATGTCCTGACACCAGTGATCCAGGGTCACCGTGTCCGCAAAGGGCTGTCCGATGTCGTGAAGGAACCCGTCAATCTCAACCTGGCTATCGGCCGCCATGCCCACCTTGACGATCCCGACCGAAAACATGGCCTCGACCACGGCGTGCCGCACAGTGTTGACGAAATCAATCTCATCCAGCAGATGATTGCACGCCAGCTCCAGCTCATAGGCCCTCGGCCTGAGATCGTTTTTGCGTGTGGTGACCAGGACCTTGGGGCGGTTGGCAGCGAGCTGACGTGTGTAGGTGTTGACCGCCTGCTCAATCAGGTTGAGGTAGACCCTCTTCCCGGCACCGTCATCGGAATAGCGTGCTCCAACGTACTCTTTGATGGCCGCGAGCCGATGCTCACGAAACGGGCGCAGCTTGCGACGAGACCACTCAATGGCCGAATAGAGCCGACGGCGGTCCCTGTCTTTTTTCGGGTTCATTTACACTTCTTCCGCGACTTCTTGCCCTTACGCTTGGCCTTCTTGGCGGCAGCTTTGCCCTTGGCTGTGTACGGGTACTTTTTTCCGCCGACTCGAGGCACCGCTAGAACTCCCAGTAAATGGTGACCGTAGCGGACTTGGTGGCCCCACCTTCGGCAACCACAATCTTGACCCGCTCGTTGTTCAGCGGGAGCTTCTCGGACGAGTCGGTAAGATCTCCTAGTGTCGTCGTATCAACTTGGAGCCGGGGATATGAGTCAGTGGCGACCGTGTTGGTAATACTCAGAATCTGGTCATCGCTATCCTCGGTGGTGATGACATAATCCACCGCAGCGGCCATATCCGTATTCACAATCTTGATGCGGTGAAGCAAACCATTGAGTACGCTCGAGTAAGCCGTCGCGACTCCACTACTGTCAGTCGTGACAGTCACATCCTCTCGTGAAATTGGCACATCAAGCTCCGGTTTTCATCTCGTGTCTGTCATAATGTCCCAAATAATACACCGGTGTAACTTTGGCGTAAACATGAGTCCTACCAACCGTCCAAGTTTACCAGGGAGTCTCGGGACCGGCGGCGGCGGAATGCCATGGATCCCTCAGGGACCTCTGAACGCTCCTCCTCCTCGTTTCGCACCGGACGGTCCTGTGAACCGTGCCAGCCGCAGGCTGCAGCAATAGCCACATCACCATGGCTGCGACCCTTGGCAGACTCGTCAGCCGTGTTAGCGGAGCCAGCATGGATCAGGCTCCCGTTGCGGTACACATACTGACCGCACTCCTCGAGAATGATGCTGGAACGGATCACACACTCACCAGCAGACATCGCACGCTGCATCTCGCCTAGGATGGCCTCACCCTTGTCAGAGTTGTGATAACCCGGCTTCTGCGTCTTTCGGCGGAATCCCACCAGCTCCACGTTCCTGTAAAAAATATTGGTGTAGCTGATACGCAACAGCTCCTTCATGAACGTCGCACCCAATGGACCGTTGACCTCGGGGACCAGGTAGGCGTCGTTGAACCACTTGCCGGTAGCCACAGCCAATCCCGCCAACTGGTCAGGACGCATGGTGTTGCTGATCCACTCACCAACCTGCTCACCGCTGGTTATGTCAAAAATGACCATGGCCGAGTTGCTCGACCAACTTCCCCCGGTGCCGGCTGCAATGTCAATTCCGATTGAATACAGGTTGCCTTCAGGAATATGCCCGTAGGCATCAGGGTTGATCCACAGACGGAACGGGCCGTTATCCTTCTTCACCCAAGCAGAGTTGTACGTCTCCGCGTCATACCCCAGCACGCCACGAACATACGGATCGCGGGACGACGTTTGCTTGAGCTGATCAATCAAAACCCCGTCAAAGTAGCTGTAGGCCGCACCGCCGAATGACCTGTCCAGCTCGGCTGCAATACTCTGTGGCGTGGCTAGTGGCCTCTTGCACTCCCAGTCGTAGTACGGGCTTCTCGTCTTGCCGTCGGCCAGGAACGGGTAACCGTCGGGGAAATCGTAACCCTTGTCCAGTATCTGGATCTTGCCATCCTCGGAAGTGTAGAGGCCGCCACTCTTCTGAGGATCGTCCTTCCAGTCGAGAGTGATCTTGTCCATGTTGGAATCATCGTCAGAGATGAGGTCGTAATAAGCGCCGGCGGGACCACGCTTGCGGGAGGGCGTTGAAATGACAATACGGCACGGGGTGACGTGCTGAGTACTGTCATGAGCAGCGTAGTCCTCGCCGGCTTTGAAACTGTGAAACTCGTCCAGTATGAAAAATAACTTGCGGCCACCACGAGCCACGTCACCAACGGCCGAATAACCGACGATGCTCGAGTTGTTGTCCACGTTGATCAGCGAGTGGTTGCTGACCTTGCGTTCCCAGGAGGTCGGGTTGAGCCAGACTGGGACGTGATCCCTGATGAAGTCCAGCTTGGACATCAGCGAGTCGGGGTCGTCTGGGTTGTCCACGGCCGACTCGGTTCTAGAAACCAAACCAATCTGGCTCCACTCCTTGAAACGCCAATACCAGTCAGCGAGATAGAGACACATCCAGGTCGCACCAGTAGCACGACTCTTGTGGATGCCAACGTCACGCACGCCCACAGCAGCCTGCATACGAAGGATCGCGTCGTCCTGGTACTCGTAGGTCAGGAACGGGATAACCTTCGGGGCGTCACCCACGGCACGAGGCTCGAGAAGCCAACCAAATACATTGATGTAAAACAGGAGGTCGCGACTGCACATCATCCACAGCTCACGACGCTGCTCGAGGTCCTCGGTGCCCAGGTGCAAAGCCCACTTGCGGAACTCCAGGTTCTCGCGGCGGCCCTTGGGGACCATGGCGTAGTACTCGCTCGTCACTGGATGGAGACCTCCGAGTCAGTCTCAATCCACACCCTCGCTCCGCAGGACAACGGGGCATCCGGCCTGTAGACCACACGGCAAGGGCCGGCTATCTCGACCTCATGACCGTAGTCGTTGGACTTGTAGGTCTTGACCGTCAGTACCGGCTCACTGTCACCGGTCTTGGCGTTACGACGGATCACATGCTGGTTGACATTGATGGTCGTCTTCATCCGTCCAACTCCTCCCTCGCCTCTCGGAGTGCGCCTGTCAGCTTGGAATACACGCTGAGCCACAGGATCCCGTCACGGTTGGTATCGTCAATCAGGTTCTCAGCGACATACTTCATGAACGTGTCACTGCG